TTCCGATAAGCGTGGCGGCCGTGTCTACGTTCCCCAGTTTCTCCCCAAAATCAGCGAGTGAAGGAAGCAATTTTTTTAATCCCGTCTCATTCAAATTTCCCAGGCTCTGAACCGTACCCAGGGCGCTTATAATTGCGTCGTCTTCAATACGGGTAAAATCCTGCATCGATTCGGCGAGTCGTTCAAAGGTCTTGATATTGATATCTCCCATGTGCCCGGTCGCTTTGATCGCATTTTCAAATCTGATGCTTGCTTCGGCGCCACTTTTGTATTCTTTTTCCAGCCCGATCAAGGCGCCATTGAGCATCTTGAAAACCTGGACAATACCCATTGCCATCATGGAGATTTTGGAACTTACATCAAGAAAGCCGGCACCGGTTTTTCTGAAAGCACTATCAAGATCAACCGCTCCTGTTTTCGCCTTACCGAGATCGGAAAAATATTTTGTTCCATCGGTCTTTAATTCAAGGACCGCATCGCCTAAGCTTTCCGACATTGTACTCCTATCCCCATGGATGCAAGGATAACAGCGTGTTGCTCCTTGCTCATTTTTCTTGTAGCGCTATTTCCACCACCGGCCAGCCGTCTCCACTCCGCACGGATTCTTGTCTGATCTGATTTCTCCATTAGTCCGGCGCCCATTGCCGCTATATCTACTGCCCTAAGACATTCCTCTGCGTCCAGCCGGGGAAGCATTCTTGCGTATAATGCAACAAGCGCAAATGGCATTTTTATCCACGATGCAGGATCGCCACCATAGTATCGTTGAAGCCGCGGAATTATTTCGTACTCTTCTGACTGGTACTTTTTTCCTGCATCTTGCGTGAGAAAAAATCTATAATCTCTATTTTCTGCAAGTCTCCGAGTTTATCGATGACATTTTCGGGAGCAAGGAGTATTTTTTTAAGCAGCTCACTGGTTGCCTTGACCATTTCATCGATCATATCGTCCGTATATTCCTTACCCGACATTTCTGATATTTTCTTGCCGGCGTTTTGCATCCAGAGATATTCTTTCAAGTTAAATTCGTTTGAATTTTTCAACTCGTAAAGATTTCCATCGATCCGCACCTTAAGACGGCTCTGCTTTTCGAGGGTAAGATCGGCCTGCTGATTTGTCTCAATCGCGATCGGCTTTTTCTGAAAAAATCTTTTGAAAAACATCATTCCCCCTTATTATGGCAATGCCGCCGCATCTTGCATTACCAGATTGCCAAATCTTACGTCATCCGACGCAGCGTTCGGGTCTTCCAGAGCTGAAAACGTGAGTTTCAGCGCTGCCACGTCCGCTTTATTGAAAACCGGAGCCGGATTATCAGATTGATAACAGACAGGCACCTGATATTGCGCGCTGAGTCCGTCGCCATACGCCGAGGCCGTCCCTTTCAAAAGAAGGGCGAAAAGAGAAACATCATTACCTTGACGTAAGGGTATTTTTCGATAACCGGGAGTCCCGGAACCAGCCGCTGTATCGGTTACAGTGACATTGTTGAGCGCTTTGGCATATTGCTCGAGGCTTAAGTCCTCAAGCGTGAGCGAAATTGTCATCTTTTCTTCCGTACGCACCGCTTTGATTGGGCCTGTGCTGCCGACATTCCGCTTTTCAACTATCGTCTGCTCATGTGTTACGGTTACACCCCCATCGGCGATATTCCGTTTTCCATTCGTTCCGAGTTTTACCCAGTTTCCTGCAGGTGTGGTATCAACATCGGGCCACGCTTCCCCTACCGGAGCAAGATACACCTCAAAGGGGGCAACAATTATTTCATATGGTTCGGACATCTTTTTTCCTCCTTAAACATTTCTTTCATCAGCATTAACGCTGATACTACGTATCATGGCAGGCCATTCGCTTTCGGGATCCCGATATTTCCTCGGGCCGCCGGAAATTCCTGCCGAATGAATAAGAACATCAACAACCGTGATATTCTCAATGGCTTTTATTGCATCATATACAGCCCGGTCGAGTGTTGCGGCATCATAGATCGTTTCTCCATAACACCACACATCAAAACGTCTGTTGACCGTTGATGAGGTCTGGATTTTCTCAGGGCCTCCCGCGCTAACAAGCGCAACATTTTTCCGCGGCATGTTTTTTATTTCATCTCGCGACAACTCCTCACCGTACACCCTATCGCCTACAAGATCAGAAACTCCGGCATTAGCCTTCAATATCTCAATCATGGCTTCAAGGATGTCGGTCACGTCTTCGCTCCTTCCTTAATTTTTTCAATCAGCAATGGGTACAACCTGTCAGCCGCAGGTCTTAAGAAAGGCTGCGCCTTTGTGCCTGGATGATGGACTGACGAGACCGGATGAGCCGCACCCTCCCAGAACAAAGCCTTTTTTGTTTTCGGAAAAATATCATGCGGAGCGGTTCCGAGTTCGACGAATATCGCATACAGGCAGTTGAACGATCCCCACAATCCCGCCCATACATTACCGATTTTTTTCGCCATTCTCATCTGTATCGATCCCTGCAAAACAGTGGTGACTTTCGGAACATTGCTTTTAGCTTCCCGGACGCATTCGGACATAATGCTATTGATAGCCCAGGGGACAACGCGATCCATTTTTTTCTGTAATTCATCGCCTTTCCAGTTAAGCAATTTTTTTCAACCTCAATTCTTTATGGTCTTTTCGTTTTATAATCGAATCGATTGTCATGATTCCGTACAGTTCATTGCCCCGTCTGTCGATTACGTTCTGTATGCGGTCGTCCATGGTCACGTCGATTGATTTCCCGATAATCATCATGGGACTGCCGGCCTCAACGATTGAGGTTCCGGTTATCTTCCGATCTCCCGTTTCCCATACGTAGCAAGGTATTTCTGAGTGATAAACACGCCAGTCCGCGCCCGGTTGACCGTATGGGTCTTTTTTATCACGCAGGCGCTCGATGGTGACGCGCATAGTCATTTTCTGTTTAGCACCCATCAGGCAAAGCCCCCAGACGCAAGTCTATTGATTAACGCTGCCCGTTCATCTTCGTATTTTTTCGACGTGGCCGAGTAGTCCCCGATTCTCTCCGAATCAAGTGCATTATAATTCACAGCGAGTTTTACCAGGTCGATAATTACGCGCTTTCTTCGAGCGGTATCATCTATCGGCTCGTACTCAACGGTGATTATCTCTCCCCATGTGCTGCGCGGATTCGTCCCGGTCGAAAGGCGTTCAATAGCGGCGCCACCCTGCCGAAGCCTGAAATCATCGTCCTCAAGAGTTGTAATATCGTCGCCAATCTCCTCGATAATTGAGGTCACCGAAGAAACTTTTCTTGAGGGAAAAATCAAACTCGGAAATGGTTCCTCGTTCTCGATTTCGTCAATCTGCTCATCTACTTCGCCGATCCTGACATCAATTTCAAGTTCAGCATCGTCGATAAGTTGCTGCAGAGCGATATCAACAAGATCGGTTTCAACATGATTTCTGACTTCGGCAATGGTGGCTAATGACATTTACATACTCACGACAGCAACGGAAAGACCCGTTATTTCGCCCAGGGTGAATTTCAGATCGCCGGTTGAACTGTTGTATATCGATGGAGGGAACGGCCCTATCATCTTGTCTCCTGTTGTAGCTGGAACGGTAACCGTTTGTTCAGCGACCGCGAGACCGCCAACTGTTGGAGGTGTCTGAATTGTTACCACACAATCTCCGGCGCCTGCTTTTTTGAAATGCAAAAACATCTTGCCGTTATTACGGACGAGGTACGTGTTTGTCGTGAGTAAACTCCCCGTATAACTCGGGGTAATTCCTGTAGCCGCAAGGTCCTGCGGGGTTAATGTTACATCTGACATTTGTTATTCTCCTTCGTTTTCATTGTCCGGCAATTTATTGATTGTCAGACCACTGGTTTTCCGCGCTTTTTTATTCGGCACGGATTCGACCATTTTATTTTCCGGCTGTTTGACCATTTTTTCTTCAATCAAGCCGTACTGTTTGGCGATAGAATCGGGAATGTCGTCTCCGGGTTTTGCAAATAAAAATCTGCCTTCCCTTTCGTTTTCGTTTACAACTCGTTTTCTATCGACCGTCAAGTACAACCGCTCTCTGATTATCATTTAGCCTCCTCTTACAGCTCAGGCAATATTATGTACATAATCGCAATTACCCATTCGCCGGCTGTTCCTGGCGCGTTACAGGTATTGACAAATTTCATACCGAGCGGATAGTATTTTTGTTTTTTCGCTTTTTTGTTGCTCTCGTTATTGGTGGCAGTAATAAGATCACCACGTCCTTTGTAATCGTCAGAATCTTCAAGGATTTCTCCTGCGTCATCTGCCACGCCATCGCCACCGAGGTTATCAATCAGCCCGTCCGGGTCTCCACCATATTCGCCGATGTCGATATCGGGACTTCCTACAGGCTCTTCCGTGCACCTGACGTAAATATCCTGGATGAGGGAGCGCGGAGGTAAATCGATTTCTATGGTTCCTGTTGGGTCATCGTGTTTTACTCGTGCATTTTTGGTATTGATGTGTAGTTCCACGGTCTGGTAGCGGGGTATCCAATTGAAATCCTCGAAATACGAACGATAGGTCAACAAGTCTGCATCTGAGATTATGTCTCCAACCTCGCAGTACACCGTACGGCCTGCCGGGTCGAGTTCGCGCACTAACGCGCCTGTGTCTGTCAGGTATAGCCTTTCGATCGCTCTCATACTCATAGCACAACCTCACTTTAGAGAGGGGATTTCTCCCCTCTCTTTATTTATTTATATGACACATTACCAAAGAATTAAGGAATCCGGCATTTGTGGCGTTATCGATCGACAGATAGAACGGTTCGCCGATATATGGATGTACAATCGATAATTCGGGAGGCGATGTCACCACGCTGGCTGGTAAAGAAATTCTTTGGCTCTTGTTATCTCCGACCACGCCGAATATAAGCACCTTTCCCCCGATTGCGATAGCGGTTCCACCTGCGCCCGCGTCTACGCCTGTAATGTTATTGGTGCATTCAATGATTGACCCCGCCAGAGCCGCGACCGTGTCCCATTCCCAGGAGCCGTCTGTGAGCTGAAAAGCAATGATATCACCTGCGGCCGCTGCATTACCTGCCGGATCTTTCGGCGCCACCGCACATGTAATGTGGTGTTGCCCGGACAAAGCGACTACCGCTGCGGTATTCCTAGAACTTCCTGCCTGGCCTGCCAAATCTTCGGCAAACATAAATGATGCAATGTGTGCCGTTGCAGCTGCAAGATAATTCATCGCCTTGAGTACTAACCTTTGTCCGTCGTGTGCGGGAATCGGTTCAGCAATGGGGGTGTTAGCTGCCTCGGTATGATAATCGCATGTCTCAAAACCCTGAACATAAGCTTCAATTGACATTTCTTCCTCCTTGTCTCTTAGAAAGCTGTAATTACACAGAAAGCCGCCGGCCTATATACCGGGAAAGCCACTCTGATTTCCGCGCGAACAGCCAATTTGTTGTAAATAAAATAAGTGTCATGACTGTCGGTGATTGCAATCTCGATGCCCTTCTTTTCAAACAGTTGACAGAAATTAAGGAAATCGCCTACGAGCACGCTGTTTTCTGTCTCGGCTGTCGATTCTGTGACGGGAAGTCCCCAGATGCGCACGGGGCCGGGTTCGCTTGGATTACCCAGGATATAAAGGCCGTCATCTGTTCGCGCCAATCTTATATCCTGCCAGTCATTGGGGTGCATGACGATCTGATTAGGATCAGCCTGTCCCGTTACCCTGACGTTCTTGATTGCGGTATAAATTGCGTCGAATCTGTCACCTGCGAGCGCAAAGGTCTGAATTCCTACGGTATTCAAAAGCCCCATAAGGTTGGGTGCAACACCGTTTCCGGCAAGCAGTTGTAAATCAAGGCGTTGTTTGAGCATGAATGTTAACCTGCCGTTAAGGTAGCTCTGAATTCCTTCCACGTCTTCGAGCTGCTCGGATGTAACGGGAATCCATACGGCGATTTTGCGCACGGTTGAACTGCGTTCAGTGAGTGCAAGCGCAGCTTCCGGTTTCACGCTTCCTTCTGCAACTTCTGCGGCCGCGTTGGTGAATGTTGTCTCTTCCATATAGACAATCGCGGTTTGATTTGTTCGGCCCGGGGGAATGAGGTCTATAATACGGATTGGCCTGGTTGCGATATCCACAACTTTTCCGGTTCGTATTGTTTCAGGCGCCCAGCCCGCCGTGGTCTGAAATAATGTTTTCAGATCGATATTGAGTTCGGCGACATGTCCCTTTTGTTTTGTGTCAGTCCAGGTTTTGAACGCTGCGGAGTCTGTGAACATTTTTCCGAAATCTTTGGTTTCTGTTTGCGGACTCGCTGGAAACTGGAAGGCCTCGCCTTTTTGAGATATCGCCTTCTGCCGCTCTTCATCCAGATGTGCTGTCTTCTCAAGAGCGACAAGACCGTCTATTTCTTTTCCCAGGTCTTCAAGCTCCTTGTTTTTCTTCTGTATTTCTTCGACTTTCGCCTTACTATCACCTCTAATTGAGGTGACTTTGTTCATGTCGAGTTCTGGCCCGGCTTCTTTTAAAATTGCGTGCATTGCATCCTGTTTGGCCTCAAACTCTTTTCTTTTTTCAATCAACTTTGCTGATGGCATCCGTTGCCCTCCTTGTTTGTATGATCTGCTGAAAATGTAGAAATTCTTTGTAGCAACTATCATGCTTTTCTTGAATCCCTTCAATCCTGCGGATGAGATCCGACAAAGCACTTTTCAGCAATACCGCTCGCCTCATGGTCGGCTCTGAATACTCTCGACCCTTTTCTTCCCGTATCATGGCCACGTCCTCAAGCCTTTCAATTACCTCCTCTGCATCGGCAATCAAAATCTCTACGTGATCTTTCAACGGCATTCTATGACCGAGAGCATCGAGCGCCTTTAGTTCGGGCGGCTCTATGTTCGCATCCTTAAGGTGTTTCGCGAGATGATCGTAAACACCCTGTCTGTCTGCGTCCGGGATGTTTGCGCCACCACGTCCACCATTCAGCACGGCAATTCCGGCGACGCAAGCCTTTGTGCTGGCTGCGCCCGGCTCTCCGTCTGAATGTACAAAATGATGCGGAAATTTATATGATGATTTTACCGAGGAGTCTCCCTCGGAATCATTCCACGCAAAAACACGATCGTAATATGATTTATCCTCTCCACTTCTTAACCGCCTCACTGCAGCGCCGGCGTCCCATGACCCGGAATCGGTAGCGGTCGAGTGTTGCGGACAGGCTGTTTTTAATCCGGATTTGATTGACAAAAGGCGGGTATTTTCTCCGACACCCATAAGAACCGGGGAAACTTCATTCACCTTTATTTTTTTGAGTAACCGGACAACTCTTCCGTCTATCGTTGAGGATTCGGCCTCTATCTGCGGAAGGGAGTACGACCATTCCTGCAGATCGCCTACATTTTTAATCGTCCTGTATGTTTCAGATCCGGCAGTTGTATCGAGAAAAAACTTACCCTCGACAATCGCATCATTTCCTTGTTCATAAATACGCCCTTTTCCCACCGGAAGGCCGTTCGTTCCCGCCCCCCAGCTTCCATGATTATAAGCTGCTATAATAACCTGCTGCTCCCCGAACGCTCCGGGAAGAGTGACATCTCCGTCCTTATCGATCACGTTCATGGTTGAAAAAACGGCTTTAAACTCTCCCGACTGTCCTGTCTCGCCGAGTTTGAATTGATATGTTTTGACCTGTGGTTTCATGCTATCCCCTTATCCCTGAAATTCTCCGATAACCGGAGTCCATGAAAGAGTCCCGTTCGGGTGTTCTTCGAGATTTTCAGCTTCGTCGATCGGTATTATTCGGCCATTGCGATTGATACACTCTTCATCCGATGCGGGTAATTGTCCGTCAACTATTTCGACTTGTGTTAT